TAAAGGCTCCTAAGAAGGTCAACTCAGACTATCTTGCCATGTATATGATAGGTGACCACCATTTTGGAATGCTTGCAGACAGTGAAACCAAGATGGATAACGATGACTGGGACATTAAAATAGCCACCAGCATATTGCTTGAGTCCACTAATCGACTTGCCAAACGTGTAGGGGATGCAGAAGTTGGAGTGCTGCTGAACGTAGGTGACTTTTTCCATGCAGACAACAGCTTCAACACCACTACTAAAGGCACTCCTGTTGATGTGGATACTCGCATAGGAAAGACCTTTAGACTCGCTGGAAGATTGTTTCAAACACTTATCAACAAGATGCTTGAAACTCACAAAGATGTAGTGGTTATCAATGTTCGCGGCAACCATGATTCAGATATGGCATGCCACCTTTCAAGCTGCATTGAACTACTGTACGCAAAAGAAAAGCGCGTTAATGTCCTGCCTAACTACTCCAAGTTTATTCATTACCAGTGGCACAACAACTTGTTTGTCTTTCACCACGGCGACAGAATGAAGCACGAACAAATCTTACAGGCAGTGATTAAGAACCTTGATGACGAGTGGAGCCAATCCAAGAACAGATATTGCCATTTAGGGCATATCCATCACCATGTTGCTAGGGAAGTTGGCTCTATGCATTTTGAACACTGGGGCAGCCTTACTAGTACAGATCAGTGGCACTCAGACTCAGGGTACGGGGCTGAACGGTCAATGACAGCGGTTGTTTATCATAAAGATACGGGTGAAGATTCCCGCGTTAAGATAAAGGTGGGCTGATGGGTGATGTGGTCAACTTTCCGCCAAAAACTATGTCACTACACCGAAAGTTTTGTGATGATTGCTCAAGTGTTCTTGAATATTGGATTGGCGATGACGATATGGCTTATGGTATATGTACTGGCTGCATGGAGCTTATACCTTCAAAAATTGAATTTAACGAAGAAATGATAGGGGAAGAATAATGATTGATCCAGACGTAAGAGATTGGGAAAGATTAAGAAAGGCAATACCAGCAATCGAGGTTCCACCACCGTCAATAGATGAGTCTCTGATGAAGGTTTATCTTGACGCAGCCAAAGAAGAGCTACACAAAGATATGATAAAAACGGAATGGTGGAACCAGCACGAAATTCGTAAAAGTCAATACGAGTGGAATGAGCGTTGGGGCAGTTTAGAATGGGGGCGTTTATACCCCTGTGATGATCAAGAAAAGGAAAATAGCATTGATGTGGATATGGCTAAAAGCCATTACTTGGCTAATTCGCAGGAAGAACTAGAGCCATACATGTTTGATGATGATGAAAACGCAGTAAACAACCCTAACCATTACACCAATGGGTCAATAGAGTGTATTGAGGGTATTCAAGCATCTATGTCCAGCGTTGCATTTAAAGGATTCCTGAAAGGTAACGTGCAGAAGTATCTATGGCGCTATGAAATGAAGGGCAAGCCAGTAGAGGATCTTCAGAAAGCACAGTGGTACTTAGCTAAACTGATAAAAGAACTCTTATTTGAAGATGGAGATAAGTGATGAGTAGTGGAAGAACGCACGGGGGCAAGGGTTCAAAGACCCGCCCCACAGACACAACGAAGTATGCAGATAATTATGATGCTATCTTTGGCAAGAAGAATAAGGACAAGCCAAAGCCAAAAGGTAATCCTAATGGCAACTAAAAGAAAACTTACCGTAGCCCAAGAGGTAGACAAGGCAGCAAAGCTACTTCAGCGACTGGTGAGGTTAAAGGCATCAGACGACAATGGTTATTGTCAGTGCATTACTTGCGGAAAAATAGACCATTATAAAAAAATGCAAGGTGGGCATTTTTATAGTCGCAGGCACATTATCTTTAAGCTTTTTGAACCCAACATTAACCCGCAATGCGCTGGCTGCAACATGTTCGGTATGAAAACTACAAAGATACAAGAAGCTTATCGTATTTACATGGAAGATAGAGATGGCTATAGGCGAATAAGGGCTATGCAAAGACTTGCGTGGAGACCTGCACCAAAGTTTAAACGTAACGAAGTAATCAAGTTTGCCCGTAAGGTCAAAGAAAAGATTAAAGATGAAGAATCCCGCATAGGCGAGACAAATTAATCTTGATTATCAATTAATATAATGGTATTTTATCAATAAATAACAAGCAAAGAGAGTGTGACTTAATAATGAGCAAACAAAAAAAGGTGAGAAAGATGATAAAAGAAGCAAACAAATTAGCGGATAAGCATTTAAGCGAAGAGACTATAAACTGGAAGGCATTTGCAGTTGCACTTGCCGTTACTTTTGCCATTTTTGTCTTTATTTTTTCCAGCGGTAAAGCAGAAGCATCTTGCTCTTACACTACTAACGCGCTAGGACATACGCAATATTCTTGCAATAGCGGCCAGAACGGAACTTTGCGTACTGACGTATTAGGAACTACCCGCGATAGCAGAACTGGAACTACTTGGCGCACCGATGTGCTAGGCACAACTAGATCCTCTGACGGAACCACCTATAGGACTGATGTTCTTGGAACCACTAGAGGCTCAGACGGAACGGTATGGCGAACAGATGCGCTAGGCACTATGAGAAGCAATAACGGTACTACTTGTAAGACTGATTATTTAGGTACAGTGCGCTGTAATTAAGATCGAGGTTTCCCCTGACCTTTGAAGCTGGCTTGGTTCACCAGTGATCAAGAACGAACCACTTATTCATTTAATCTAGGGGGTAAAAAATGAATTAGCTATTTTATTAATAGCGTACCGTTTAACGGGAGACGCAGGACTGCCCACCTGTACGCGCAAAAGGGCATTTTAGTTTATAAAGTGTCTAATATACGGCCTAATAATACCCAAAATGACCAATAGGTAAACCAATGGAAATATCAGATAAAGAAATATTGGACTTTGTAAAAGAAAACATAACAATAGTTAAAGACATGGCCGGTCATATCGAAATAAAAGGAGTGCTCTGCTCCATTATTGGCAATGTTCATGGCGATGTTAATGGCAATGTTGGTGGCAATGTTCATGGCGATGTTAATGGCAATGTTCATGGCGATGTTGATGGCCATGTTTATGGCGATGTTGTTGGAGATGTTGTTGGAGATGTTTGGGGCAGCGCTAAAGTCTCTTGAAGTTATAGGGGTAAATTATGAGCGTTATATTAAGCAGTAAAATGAAGACACCTGATGGAACAATACTGGAATCCATCAATCGTCACGACTATGTTACGCATATAGATGCTAACGGCAAAGAGTATATGCTAGATGGTGGGTGCGACTACGTTAGATGCTCTGCTAACGGTGATGAAGAAATGCTAACTGTCACTTCAGACGATAGCCATGAAGTGATAAGAGAAGTGGTCAAGTGGGGAACTTACGGCAAGGATGGTGATGAGACGCTGGTGCATCTGAAAATTTCTGATATGTCTACACAGCACTTACAGGCTTGCTTAGATACTCAGAAAACCATGCGTCCAGCTTTGCGCAAAGTAATGCAAGATGAGGTGAAATATCGTGACGAACAATTCAACGGCATTTTACATACAGAGAGTAGATAGAGATGAACAGAGCAGAAGAAATAGCCGCGCAAAGAAAATCCATCAGAGAGATCATGGATGAAAACCCAGAAAGCAGCAATTCAGGACGCCAAGCGTATTCCGGTTTTGATGCGGTCTCCATAGATGGTGATCCGATGAGCGTCAGAGCGCTAAAGCTGGCATACAGAAAACACGTAAAAGACGATGATTCGATAGGATGGGGTGAGCTAGGCGATACTCTGGCTATGGCGCTTGCCCAGATTATGGGCGATGAAGAATTTTGCTTGTGGTCAGAATCAGAAGAGGCCAACGACTAGATTTAAATACAGAGAGTAAATAGACATGAAAGTTAAAATGTATAAACTAATACAAGAGATAGTTGAGTCGGGTATAGACGCAGGTTATCTTAGGGCGCATAAGCACACTGACACACCTATTGAAGAAACAATCAAACATTGCATTGAGCAATACATAATGCAGGGCTTTGATGAAACTTTTAAATTTGATAGTGAAGAATTCGAGTAAGTACTAATGGATAGAAAAGAAGAACGTCGAGATAGGTTTGACCGCAAGAAAAAACTTAAAAAGATAACTAAATCTTCTGA